GGCATGGTAAGAAAAAGGCACGTATTATGGTGATTCAGGAGAATCCGTATGAACATGAAAATAAGAAGGGTAAGTATTTCAGTGGTAAGGCAGGTAAATTATTACAATCTGCATTCGAGGAAGTAGGTATAGACTCTGATGACATCTATTATACTGCGGTAGTTAAGTGCTCAACACCAGAGGATAGGCTACCTCTAAAGGATGAAGTTAAGGCATGTATGGATTATCTGTGGGCAGAGATTGATGCAGTAGAACCAGAGATTATTATACCGACAGGTAACATGTCTCTGTGGGCTTTAACAGGTCTTACTGCAATAACTAAACAACGTGGAAGGCTTATTGAGAAGGATGGTTACAAGTTCTTCCCTATGATACATCCTAATATGGTTCTAAAGCAACCAAAGTATATGGAGTTCTTTTCTAAGGACATCATTAATCTACAGTCAATTCTAGAGGGTGTGCTTCCTTCTGACATATTGGCATATGAGCAGGAGAGATTATACTGTGAAGACTACGATACAGCTATCAATGAGCTTAAGAGGTTAATGGCTTTACCTGATGGCTATGAAGTAGTAGTCGATTTGGAGGGTGTAAAGAGTAACCCCTACTTGGATAAGACAGTTATGTCCAAGACTAAGAGAGCTATGTTCCCTGAGAGTGAGATAGTTAAAATATCAGCTATAGGATTCTCTGATAGAGCTGGATATGGTTGTGCTATTCCTCTATATCATAGGGAAACCCCTTTCACAGGTAATCAGATTGGAACAATAATTAAATTTATACGCTTCTTAATTGAAGACTGTAACCTAAAGTTTGTTGCACATAACAGTAAGTTCGAGATGAAGTGGTTATTGCAACAGATAGATGTATACTTTACTGAAATGAAATGGGATACTATGTTAATGCACTACCTTGCAGTAACAGAAGAAAAAGGTACCCATGACTTGAAACAGTTAGCATGGCTAGAAACTGACATGGGTGGGTATGATGACGAGTTAGACCCATTCTTACCTAAGGGTGATGATGAAGGTAACTACGACATGATACCTTGGGATACCCTTAAAGTCTATTTAGCGGCTGACTGTGATGTAACCTATAGACTACTCAACAAATACAAGCCACTTATTGAAGAGGATAAAGAGAAGAAATGGCTATGGGATAACCTCATGGTACCTGGCTTATATGCCTTGATGGATATTGAGCATACAGGGGCTAAAGTAGATGTAGAATTACTTAACCTCTACAAAGGAAGATATGAAGCTGAGATTGATAGACTAGAAAACAAGTTAAGAGAGTATCCTGAAATAGTTAGTATTGAGAGGGAACGACACGAAAGATGGTTAGAACGTGTAGCCATTGGAGGCGTTAAGAAAGCCCAACGTACAGAAGAACAACAAGAGAAGTTTACACAGTGGAAGAAGTATGACCCTGCTAAGGGTGGGGATAAGTTTAGTTTTGGTTCACCTCAACAGTTACAGTACTTATTCTTTGATATAATGGGACTGGAAACGGTTGTTCTTACTGATAAGGGTAAACCTAGTACTAATGATGACTCATTGAAATATATGAGAAACCAGCATCCTATGATAGAGCTTATGATGGAGTACCGCAAGGTTGCCCATCTATATAGTAACTTCATTGGCAAGTTAATTCTGCACATAGATGCTAGAGGACTTGTTCATGGTAACTACAACCTACACGGAACAGTTACAGGGCGTTTAAGTAGTAATGAACCTAACATGCAACAGTTACCTCGTAAAGTGAATAGTGCGATGTTGTTCCAGTACCACAATGAGATAAAGACACTGTTTGTATCTCGCTTTGGGGACAATGGAGTTATAGTACAGTTTGACTATTCTCAGTTAGAGTTACGTATCCTAGCAGTTATGACTGGTGATGCAGAGCTTATCCGACTGTATCGTTCTGGTGCCGATTTACATAAAGAGGTAGCCGCAGGTGCATTCGGTGTAAGTGTTGAGGAAGTTACTAAAGACCAGCGTACTGCTGCTAAGAAGATTCAGTTCGGTATCGTATACCAAGAGTCTCCTAAGGGACTGTCTGAAGACCTACGTGCTGAAGGTATCAACATGTCAGTAGAGGAGTGTCAGAAGTTCATTGATAGCTACTTCAAACGCTTCCCAGACGTAGAACGTTGGGTTAAACGTATTAAGAAATTTGCTAAGAAGAACAAGTTTGTTAAGACTCTTACTAACCGTATTCGTCACCTAGAAGGTTTGGATTCTACAGACCGCTCTATTGCGAATGAGGCAGAACGTCAAGCGGTTAACGCACCTATCCAATCAACAGGTTCAGACTGTACCCTTATGTCTCTTATCAAGATTAATGAGTGGCTACAGGAGTCTGACTACAAGAGCCGTATCGTAATCACGGTTCACGATAGTATAGTACTTGACTGCCCGAAGGATGAGGTAGTAGAAGTAGCTAAGAAAGTTAAACATGTTATGGAGAACTTAGCTGAATACAATGAGTTCTATGATTTCCTAGGGGATGTACCAATCTTGTCTGAGATGGAGATTGGATACAACTATGGTCACTCGTTCGAGTGTTCTATTGAAGATATTGAAGAGCACGGAGTGGACGGTTACCTACAGAAAGAGTTAACTGATAAAAAGGCTAAGGCAGAGAAAGAGTATAAGAAAGCTGAAGAAAACGGTACACCAATACCAAAATTTGCATTAGATTACTGGGAGAAGGCTTGTTAGAGCCTTCTTCTTTTTTGTATAGGAAACTAGTTCTGTATCTCACGGAAGAATCTTCCACTCGACTTGAGGATAAAATTTTGCAAAACTCAATTTGAGGGAGGAAGATTAATATGACCAAGACTAAAACTTACGAAATGGTTAATAAATCTAATGGGGCAACAATCACATGTACGGAGAAATACGTTCTAGACTGGATTAGTAGGGGCTTTGAAGTAGATAAAATTATACTAAAAGGAGAGACAAAGACATGCTAGAACAAATACCTAATAATGTAGATTTTGATAAGGTTGACTGGGTTGCCTTGGCTAGGCAACTAGGACTAAAATTATCTGACGAGCCTATAGAAATTACCAGACTTGGCACTCCTTACCGACAGTACTTAGCAGCAGTCACAATGGCATCTAGGATGGTCGATTGTAATCTTAGACTAGAGCAGATAAATGAAGAATTAGATAAAATGATTGATGAACGACAGGTTACCTCCTTTGACAAGGCGTGTATCAAGTTGTATTTAAATAGAATAGTAGAAGAAGAAAAGCTCCCTCATTGATAGGGGGCTTTTCATTTTGTTTATAGGTCAGGAGACGATTCCCGTTTCTTGACCTTTTTTTATGTCGAACAGGTTGTTGAACCCCACGATACTAAGAGATGGTGGAGAAAAAATTGTGTGCCTTGCTTTAATAATTGTGAAGGCGTTCAAGACAGAAAGGTATGATGAGTATGTCACGTAAGATTATAAGAATCGCCTTACCAAAAGGTAAAATGTACACAGCGGATTTACAGAGGGAACTGGCTATAGATAGCTCTAACGTTCTCAAAGAAGTCCTAAGCCACCCTAGTAAGTATGCGTGGTGGAAGACCCTGTATGATGTAGCTGAGAATCATGTACAGTACCTGCAAGACCTAAGCATTGGTGGTGAGCGTTACAAGAGAGCAGTAGAGCACAGAGATACTTTACAGTCTACTCTTGAAGCGTTTAATCATAGAGAATCAACATTGAAGCTATTGTTACGTAGTAGTGACAAGCGTAAAGTGTTGAAAAGTTATAACCAAAATATCACACATTTAATGGGCGTAATTTAGGTCATTGACCGTAACTAGCCCCAAGGAGGAAAATTATAATGGCAAAATTAGACGTATCGGCACTAGCAGCAAGATTAACAGAATTAAACAGCAATAGCGGAGGTAATGGTTCTGGCGGTGGAATTAGCTGGCTTAACCTTAAAGATGGACGTAATGTTATCCGTATCTTACCACCTAAAGGTGATGGAGTATTTGCTAAAGAGGTATTCGTACACTTTGGTGTGAATAAGACTGAAGAGAATAAACGTGGTACAATGGTAGTGTGCCCTAAAACTCATGGAGATAACAAGCCTTGTCCAGTATGTGACGTTGTTGCTGAGTTCCGTAAGCTATCTAAGAAGAAAGATGACAAGTACGATAAGATGGCTAAAGAGCTTAACAAGAAGACACGTGTATACTACAACGCTATTGACCGTGCCGATGACCTAGATTCATTTGAGAAGAAGGAAGTAGATGGTAAGGAGAAATGGTTTAACGCTGATGATGAAGAGGAAACACCTATCAAAGTGTTTGGTTCTGGTATCGGAATCTATAAAGCGTTACTTGCTCTTATCATTGACCCAGAGTATGGTGATATTACCGATGAGGACGAGGGCTTAGATGTAATTATCACTAAGTCTGGTACAGGCTATAACACTAAGTATGATGTTAAGACTGTGCGTAAAGAGTCTGTTATTGGCTTTGATAACTGGGAAGAAGAGGCACACGACTTAAATCCTCTAGCTAAAGCTAAGAGCTATGATGAGATTGATGCTATCCTTAATGGTGAAGAGCCTGAAGAGGGTGAAGAGAAGGAAGAAGAGCAGGAAGAGGAAGAGAAGCCTAAAAAGGACTCTAACAAAACTAAGCTGAAAAAAGAAGAGAAGGAAGAGGAAGAGGAAAACTCTGAATCTGAAGAGTCTAGCGATGGGGATGGAGACGACCTATCTGCTGAGATTGCAGCAAAGCTAGCAGCACGTAGAAAACGTAAGTAAGGCATACTTAGGACATTAAGCAGGTGGGCAACCACCTGCTAATACTTTTGAAAAGGGGATATATACTTATGAAAGAAATTAAACAAGCTGTAGATGTTAGCCATGAATTTAAATATGAACTAGGTTGTATTGAAGATGAAGTGTGCCGTCACTTAGCAGTACATGGTTTAAATAAAGCACCTGATTACTTCTGGTATGTACCAGCATCAGCAAGTGGTAAGTATCATCCAAAAAGTAGCTTAGGTCTAGCTGGGTTAGTTCGTCATGTAAAAGGTGTATTCCGTATCTCTGAGGAGTTATTAGACCATAAATTATACTCTCCCTTCACACCAGTAGAGAAAGATATGATTCGTGTTGCTGTACTATTACATGACTGCCTAAAGCAAGGCACAGATGGGACTCATACTGTAGCCGAGCATCCATTGTTAGTACGTGAAGCGTTACATCCTACTAAAGGTTATGGATTCACTTGTGATATGGATACTACACTGCGTGTTAAAGATATGGAAGAGAAGTGGGACTTAATCTGCACTATGATTGAGACACACATGGGCATTTGGAATAAAGATAATGAGGGTAAAGAAATTATGGACATCCCTAAGACTAAAGCCCAACTGCATGTCCACATGTGTGACTATTTAGCTAGTAGAAACTGTATTGAGGTGGACGTGACACCACGAGAGGCACAGTCTAACTATAAGAAAAAGGATGAAAGTAACGCTCCTGCATGGCAGAGTGACCCTGCTACCCAAGGACAGATTGGCTTTATTAAGAAGCTACTTGTTACAGCTATGAACAAGGGAGTTTCCCATCCATACGATGGATTGACTTTAGTAAAAGACGGTGAGATTGTTATTACGAAAGGCAAAGCGAGTGCTATGATACAGAATTTACAAGGTTTGACAGGTCAATAAACCCTAAGGAGTCGATTTCTGACTCCTTTCTTTTATTTTTTGTGAGGTGATTGAGATGGCAGAAGCAGGACGCAAGAGAAAGTGGAAACCCCATTGGAATGATGAAATTCTTAAAGCCCTTGAGACGAAAGGTGAATATGACTACACCTATATAATTGAACAACATGGTCTACGTCTGGTATGGGTGAGGGATAAAATTAGAGCACTGTGTAAGCAGGCTCATGATGGTAGTGTATCCCTTAGATGGGATAAGAACGCTCACATAGTTTATATACGTAAGTCCTATGTTAGACCTAAGCCTGCAATACCAAAAGGTGTTCCTGAGATTGAGCGGTATGCAGCACAGGCTAAGGCTATCAGAAGTAATAGAGATAAGTTTATTGCTTTGTGCAAGAAGGATGGGGAGGAATATCCCATTAACTTGTATGCTGTTACTGAACAACATGCTAGAATGGACTTAGAAGAGAACTATAAGGTAGATGAGATTGTAGACCTACTACCTGCGAAAGAATACCGTAAAAAATACAGAAGAGCATTATAAGGAGGAAACAAGATGTTACTACTAATTGATGGGAATAATATAGGTTACCGTGCTTTTCATACTCCGCAAGGACAACTAGAGACAAAAGATGGCAAGCCTACAGGTGTAATGCAGGGTGTCCTTAAATCCATTAAGACATATCTAGAACGCTTCCCAGAAACTACTAAATGTTTGGTGTGTTTCGATGGTGGAAAAGCAGAATGGCGTAAGGAATTATATCCCGAATATAAGTCAAATCGTAGTTATGGTGATGACCCTGAAGAGAAAGCTAAGTTCGATGGGCTATTTGCTCAATTAAATGAGCTTAACACTATGCTTCCTAAGATCAATATACGTAGTATTAAGTTAGATGGTCATGAAGCTGATGACTTAATTTATGCATTCTGTGAGCTTACTCAAGACAATGTTATGATTGTCTCAAGTGATAAGGATATGCTACAGCTCATCAATGAGCGTGTGTCAGTGTATACTCCTTACAAGGACAGAGTAATCGGTATCAGTGACTTCTATGAAGAAACTGGGGTAACAATGGAAGCATATCTTGGTTACCGAGCACTAGTGGGAGATAAATCAGATAACATTATTGGTATTCATGGCATAGGTGAGAAGAAGGCTCAAGCCCTAATGGATAAGTATGGTAATATTAACAACATTCTAAATGCCACTGGTGATGTGAAGAAAGCATTAATGAAGTCTAAGGTTAATGCCCGTATCTTTGAAGTAGAGAACATAAAACGTTTAGCCATCAATAACAAGATTATGAATCTTAAATTCTTTGATTACACAAGCATTAGACATGAGCTAGATAAGGCTCTAAATGATCCTATTGAGTTCGATACAAA